TGCTTCTGGGATAATGGCACGAGGGTTCAGTGAGTCGGGCCAATACCGTGGCAGCTTAGAGTTTTTTACAAAAACAGCTTCTGCGGCAAATGCTACAAGCAGAATGCTCATTTCCCATGACGGCAAGGTAGGCATTGGCACTACGTCGCCATCAAATACTCTTCATGTTGAAAACACTACTTCTTCTGGGGCGTACATCAATTACGATGGGCAGTCTAATACTGAGTTTGGTCTTAGAATTGAATCCAATGCGGGTGGTGGTAATTTTGAGTCAGATTTTGGCGCTGGTGGCACAGCCCTGTTGGACCTATATGCCAACTCTGCTACTGTTACGGGTGGAGATCTTTTAGTTGCTCGCACTCAATCCGCTACACCAGTTATGCTGGTTAGGGGTAATGGCAGGGTAGGCATAGGCACTGCGTCGCCAAGTCATACTCTTGATGTGTCAGGTGAGTTCCGTGTTAATGGTGGCGGTACAGGAAGCATTGTAGTCAACGACGAGGACAGCTCGCTTTGTCCCACGATGACGTTTTTACGCAATGGAGGCGGAACCACAACTAACGACTTTATTAAGTTTGAGAATAGTGGTGGTGAAGTTGCGGCAATCAACGCCACTGGTGGAGGTTATTTTATTGGCAATTTAGGCATTGGGACTTCGTCGCCAGTCAACACTTTGGATATTAATGGTTCGTTGAAAATCAATGGCGAGATTGTAGAACTGGCCGTTAATACGACCGGCGTTACTGGTTCGACGGCATTGGACCCAGCTAACGGAACAATCCAGAGGCTGACGTTTTCGGGCAATGTTACATTTACTGATTCTCTTGCTAACGGCGAGTCTATAACGCTTCACATAGACGATGGAACTGCATACACTGCCACTTGGCCTACGATGGAATGGGTCGGTGGATCGGCTCCAACATTAGACACCACCAACGAAACAATCATACTGATCTGGAAGGTCAATAGCACACTGTACGGAATGTCATCAGGAGTATCATCATGAACATACTAAAAATTACAGACGGAGTACCAAGGAAATATAGCGAGTCTCGGTTAAAACGGGACAATCCAAATGTAAGTTTTCCGAGCGAATTAAATGCTGCAGTGCTTGCAGATTTTGATTGCTATACTTACACCATAGATCCTGAGCCAGTTTACAATGCTACTCTTCAAAACCTAAATCCAGTATTTGAACAAAGAGCTGATGGATGGGTTCAAGCTTGGGAGGTTGTAGATTTTAGCGAGGAGGTTGCCAAGAGCAGGCTTAAGAACCAAATCACATCTGACCGTTGGGACAAGGAGCAAGGTGGCGTTGAGTGGACTGATGCAAGCGGCGATTTGTGGCGTATAGCTACAGATAGCAACAGCCAGCAGAAAATGACCTCGGTCTTAACAATGTTGATAGCCAATCCTATGTCTGTAGCCTATTCTAATTGGAAGATGGATAAGAAGGTGCAAATCACTTGGACTGACTTCGACGAGGATGGCAACGAAATCCAATTCACAGAGGAGGTTTGGCAGAAAGCGTTCCGACAAAACTCACTAGATGAGTGGAACGAAATGGTCGCTTTGGTTAGCACTCATATTAAAAACTGTTTTGATGCAGAGTCTAATGCTTTAGCTAAAGTGGAGGCTGGCGATCTTACTGTTACATTTCAAAGCGAGTTTGAATTGCTGTAATGCTGCGTTGGAAGTCCAGTTTAAAACCCGCTTCGGGTGGCGGTTCTGAAACCAGCCCAGGAACTGCTAATTTGGTTGCTGCGTATGATTTTGATGACGCTAGTGGATCAGGTCAAAACGATTTGCATACGGCTGGTCCATATAATCTAACAGAGAATGGGACAAGCTCATGGACCACTGGAACGCCAAACTACTACAATGGAACAACTAGTTCGGATTACTTATCATCAACAGGCCTCTCCGCTGCGTGGGCTAGTTCAGAGCAAGACTGGAGCATGGTTGTTAGATACAAAGATGCGGGCATCAATAGAGGACCTTATACAGGTGGCGGCACGCGGGAATACATTACCTTCACGAGCGGGAACGGTCATGTTGGTAGAATGGGAGGAGGCACGGCAGTCACCGTGAATACTTCCCTTTCCTACGCTGGACAATGGGTGACGGTCTATATGGAGTATAACAGCTCTACTAATAAATTTACGGTTAAGGTTTTAAACGAAAATTTGTCAGCAACTTCCGCAGCATTTACGCCTGTCTGGAACACTAGTGTAGCTAAGATTGGCGGCGACAGCGGCGATGGCGGTGATATAGACTTCATGTATTTCTTTAGCGACCTGCTAACCGCTGACGAAATTCTTTGGTTCGGGGACAACTCTTCAATAGCTAGATCTTATTCTGACCTTTCAGGTGGCGGACCTACTAGCATCACACTTGAGGATTCTGCCGAAACGCCTGGTGTTGATTATTCTGCTCCAACCGATATAACTGTCAATATACCAGCGGTTTCTACCAACGACATTCTGTTGTTGCTTTCCACATCTGACAGTATAAGTAATCCAACTACTTCTCCTCCAGCTGGTTGGACAAAGATAGCCGATCAAGATGGAACAGCCGCATTCCAATCAACTGTAGCGGCTTACTGGAAACGTGCTTCTTCATCAGCGTCAGCCACAACGGAACTCTGGTCTTCGTTTTATCCAGATAGTGGTGAAAGTTACTATATCTGGGTCGGAGCTTATTCTGGTTGCGTGACAAGTGGCTCACCAGTTGATGCCTACGGGACTTCCGCAGTTGGTTATGCCACGCCGTGGTCTGTCAATGTTACGACAACAACCGCAGACACGATGATCGTTACAATATCTGGAAATACCAAGTCGGATATAACGCATACTTGGTCCGATGGTACAGAGTTGATTGATACTGCATATCCGGGGACCGTCGCAACTGTTTCTATAAATGAAAAACTAGAAGCCACTTCTGGAAGCAAAACAAGAACGGTAACCCCTTCATACACAACTGGCAATTCTATGATTGCAGTGGCGTTGAAATAACTATGAAAATACTCTTAGCAGTCAGCAACGAATTCTTGGTACGACGATTTAGAAGTCACGGGAGAAGAATAAATAAATTCAATGTTTCTTTTAAAACAACTTATAGGAGCTGGATTTGACGTATCATCTGTATCTGATGCGAGTCTCGACTCAGATGTTTTGTTATAATATTAAAAATGAATATGAGAAAACTCACTATATTATTTTCTCTGATGTTTGCGTCAATCGCCTACACCCAAGAGATCAATCTAACATGGAACGATAACTCGGACAACGAGGATGGTTTTGTTATTGAGAGAGGAACTGATAATACGACCTTCAATCAAATAGCAACGGTCGGTGAAAACATCAACTACTACACTGATACTGATATCACTCTTGGTCAAACATACTATTATCGCGTCTATGCGTATAATGAATTTGGAAATTCTTCATATACCAATACAGCGTCGATTTATGCTGGAGTTCCTGAAGCACCTTCAAATCTACGAAGAGGATTACCTGAAACTATGTCTCGTATCTTTAGGGGGATATTTCGAAAAAATCTCAAGGGAGAGTTTAGTAGTTCATAATAGTATAAATAGAGAATATGGCAACACCGGCAACACGACAACAACACATTGACTATTGTCTTAGGGCGTTAGGTCATCCCGTGATTGAGATCAATGTGGATGATGATCAGCTCGAAGATCGAGTCGATGAATCACTTCAATTTTACCAAGAGTATCACAGTGATGCGGTTGTACGTAACTTGCGAAAACATGTTCTCACACAGACCGATAAAGATAATGGTTATATCGAAATACCAAACTCATCCAATATCTTTACGATCAATAATGTCTTTACGATCACAACTTCTCAATCATCGACAAGCATTTTCTCGGTAGATTATCAAATTCACTTTAACGACATCTTCGATCTTGGTGGACCCTATGGTGGAATTTTGAACTATGAGATGACAAAACAATATATGTCTCTTGTGGATCGTAATATCAATGGAATGTATGAGATGATCGAGTATTCTCGTCATAAGAATCGTGTAAATTTCCATGCCAATGTTCTGAAGGATTTGGATGTTGGACAATATGTGATTTTTGATGGATACGAAGCTATCGACCCCGATACATACACCGATGTGTGGAATGACATGTTTCTCAAAAAGTACACAACCGTTCTCTTTAAGAAACAGTGGGGACTCAATCTCATTAAGTTCGAAGGTATGCAACTTCCGGGCGGAGTGACTTTCAATGGAAGACAAATCTTTGACGACGCAAATACCGAGATCGAAAAAATCGAGGAACAGATGCAGTTAAGATACGAAGCTCCTCCACACTTCTTTGTAGGATAATATGTCTCCTCGTAACGTATATTTTAGTCACGGTACCACAGCCGAAAAGCGTCTCTATGAAGATATTATCATAGAGTCTTTGAGAATCTATGGACATGACGTATACTATATTCCTCGTAAGATAGTCAACACAAACGCAATCTTCAATGAGGATGCATTGTCGGAGTTTGGTGACTCCTATATGATTGAAGCGTATGTTGAGAATATTGATGGATTTGCGGGCGATGGTGATCTCTTAAGTAAGTTTGGTGTCGAAGTACGAGATCAAATGAATCTCATTGTTTCGGATCGACGTTGGCAGGATCTCATTGGAAGATTTCAAACCGACGATTCCTCCGCACTTCGCCCCAAAGAGGGAGATCTTATCTACTTTCCAACTGCGAATGGTCTCTTTGAGATCACCTTTGTTGAAGACGAAACACCGTTCTATCAATTACAAAATCTTCCGACATTTAAACTTACATGTGAACTCTTTGAGTACAACAATCAGGCAATTGACACAGGTGTCGATGCGATTGATAAGTTTGAAACTGAGTTTGCAACAAGAACGAAGCTCACCTTGGGTGCTGGATCGGGTACGTACAACATTGGAGAAGATGTTACTCAGGGTCTTGGAGATAAGAGTCCACAAACAGTTATCACAGCCGAAGTTGCGGCAGACAGTGATTCTCCGGCAGATGGATCGGGTTATGTTGTTGTTTCGAGCATTACCACATCCTTTGACTCACCGGAACGAAGCACAACTCAGTTCTCAATAACCAGCGGAAGTGTTGGAAATCTTGTGGGAGCAGAGTCAGGCGCCTCTTATGCAATCACCTCAATTGATGGATTCACTACAATTGATGATAACGATTCCGACGCACAGAACGTAGACTTTGAAACGATTGGAAACAATTTTATTGATTTTACGGAAACCAATCCCTTCGGCGAAATCAACATAACGACTTAAGATGCTCAACGGACAATACTTTTACAATCAGACCATGAAGAAGGCGGTTGCCGTCTTCGGAACGATCTTCAACAATATTAAGATTGTTCGACAGGGTGGTAGTATGGAAAGAGTTCCTTTGTCGTATGGACCAAAGGCAAAGTTCCTTGCTCGCATTAATGCCGAAAGAGATCAAGCCGAAAAGAGAAGTATTGCAATTAAACTTCCAAGAATGGCGTTTGAGATTACTTCGATCTCCTATGATACGACCGCAAAACTCAATCGAATGAATAAGAGATTCTTTCCGATTGATGGAAGCAGCGTCAAAAAGAATACCGTAATGCAAAGTGTTCCCTATAAATTGGGAATACAGTTGAATATCCTTGCAACAAACCAAGACGACGCTCTACAGATCTTTGAACAAATTCTTCCCTCTTTCACACCCGAATACACCATTGCGATAAAGAACATGGAAGGACCGGACACCTCAACCGATGTGCCGATTGTTTTGACTGGTGTTTCTTTTTCGGATGAGTACGAAGGATCTTTTGAGACTCGAAGAACTTTAATTTATACGCTTGACTTTGATATGCGTGTTCGATTTGCCGGAACAACATCCGAAGGTAAAATCATTCGCATCGTCGATACTTACTATTACAGCAAGTTATTGGATACTGACGATAGTCCAACGATTAAGACCTCGAATCCGGTCGGAGAAGAGAATGTTCGAGTCGTGGCGGATGACGATGGATCTCCATTCGATAGTTTGGATAGTCCATTGGATATAACAACAACATTTGGTTTTGATTATGCCTCACCGTGATAAAAATGAGATTGTTGCTGCTTTAGAAAAAAACCTTCCGGTAGTTCCAAAAAAGATCAAATCAAACGTTGATCAGGGACAGATCAATAATGACACCGAGAATGATGTCGAGTATTCTCGGCAAAAGATGAAGGAACTGATCGATATGAGTTCCGAAGCCATTCAGAATATGATGGCACTTGCTTCTGAAACCGAACATCCTCGAGCGTTTGAAGTTCTTTCGAACATGATTAAACAGGCATCCGAGATGTCACAGGATCTTGTTAAACTTCAAAAGACACGTAAGGAAATCACACAATCCAAAGAAGAAACAAAGGGTGCTACCACAAATAATGCGATCTTTGTAGGCTCAACAAACGAGTTACAGAAGTTTTTGAAAAACCGTGATAATGATGAATGAAGTAGGCGGATACCTTGGTAACGCTTTAGTTAAGAGAGACGGACTTCCACAAGATTATACTCAAGAGCAAGTCGATGAGTATATCAAGTGTATGAATGATCCGATCTACTTTGCGGAGAACTACGTAAAGGTTATTACCTTAGATAAAGGATTGCAACCATTCAAGCCCTATCCTTATCAGTGTAAAATGTTTGAACAGTTCAACGAGAATCGATTCAATCTTGTTCTGGCCTGTCGTCAATCCGGTAAGTCGATCTCTTGTGTGGTTTACATTCTTTGGTACGCGATCTTCAACGCAGATAAGACCATTGCGATTTTGGCGAATAAAGGTTCGACTGCTCGTGAAATGTTGTCGCGTGTTACACTCGCACTTGAAAATCTTCCGTACTTTCTTCAACCCGGCTGTAAGGCATTGAATAAAGGATCGTTGGAGTTCTCAAATAACTCGCGAATC